GTCGTTGACTTGGACGGTAATCTCTTAATATTTGATATAGAACAACGTAAGATAGTAGGTGATAGCCAACATAGATTAATATGGCTGTTACCGAAAGCTAAAATTACGGACCCACTCTGGATTGCTGTTTATTTTGATTGGTATGATAATATGCTACGTCGTAAAATAATAATGAATGGCAATTTATTAACTCTGTGGGAACCTATATCAGACATTCTTTCCATTGGTGAGAACGGCTCAAACTATTCGGTAACTATGCCTGGAAAGTTATATGAAGCCGTGAAAACACGTTTAAAATTTAAGGACAGTCAAGTTTTTGTTTCTGATGTTGAACGTATGTTAAAGGAAGCTAAGCACAAGAACTATGTTGAAGATGCTCCGATATTGTTTACATGTTTTGAAGAAAATATTAAAGTTAAACCAAATATTGTAAAAACAGGAAATTTTTCAACAATGTACTCTGCTATACCAAAAGAAAAACCTTTAACTACTGAAGACTGTAACATGCCAGGGCAAGTGGTGGGAACACCATTAACCTCGCAACCCGCTTTGTTTGCGGCTAAAGGAAACAATGCTGATAAGGCTTGTATAGAAGGACGTATTGATGCTGTTAAAAATACCAAACGTTTCCCTCTTAAATATAAACGTTTCGCAGAGGAATTTGTACTAAAATTAATACCAAAACATCTGGTAGGTAAGGGAGTACCTTTATCCGTTGGTGAAGTACGTGATTCTCAGGATAAGTTAGCTCAGAGGAGTCGCTTTAAACAAGTGGCACCAATGATGTCACTAAACGCTGAAAATAAAATCAAGTCGTTTATTAAAACTGAGACTTACGGGGCTGCCAAACCCCCACGTAATATATCAACTATGACCCCGGAAATCACAATCCAATCTTCCGCATATAGCCTAGTTATGGCTAATGTATTGAAAATGAATCAATGGTATTGTCCTGGTAAGAAACCCAAAGAAATTGTTAGTGCTCTTGATAGAGTGCTGCGAATGGAACCAGAACATGATATTGAGGAAGGTGATTATACGTGCTTGGATGGGACTCAAAGTCCTGACTATTCTAACTTAATATTATTACCTGCTTATATGAGATATTTTGCACCTGAACATCGTGCTAATTTTAAAAATATATATAAGCAGATATATAGTAACAGAGCTAATACATCTTCTGGAGTTAGTTATAAACCTGAAATGACTGTACGTAGTGGCAGTTCAATTACTACTCAATGTGGAACATTGGATAATGCTTTCAACGTATATAGTGCATTAAGGTTAATGGGTTATAGTATTGATGATGCATGGCAACTTATCGGCGCTATATTTGGAGACGATAGTGTCAATGCTAACCATCGAGGCGTGTTTAGTAATTTCATAGCACAAGTTGCAAGTGATTTAGGTATGCTCTATAAATCTAACTTGCGTGAGCGCGGAGCTCCAGTCTTGTTTTTAGGTAGATATTTTGTAGATCCAACTACTACAAATGATTCTTTTGCTGATCCAATGAGAACTATTGGAAAGTTACATGTAACTGCAAATAAGAATGTGTCAATCGAACAAGGCGCAGCAAATAAAGCACATGGTTATCTAACTACTGATCTATTAACACCAGTGATTGGTACATGGGCACAACGCGTAATTAGAATAACTGGCTTGAAATTTAAGAATGGCACTGGTGAAGAGCAACATAAATGCAGTAATGCATGGCCACAAAGAGATCCCGATGCTATAAGAACAGCAATGGCTAGGGTATTAAATATTGATGTAGCTGAACTAATAGCTAAAGATAAATTGATTTCTGAAGTTAATGGTCTTGACCAATTTCCTGTAATCTTTGACACTGAATATAATCATACTCAACTAGCTGTCGTTGATGGACAGTTGGTTGGTACGGACCTTCATGAACAAGTCAAAGATGGAACACACAAAGAATCAAATTCAAGCATTAGAATCCTACAACAAAATGTTACAACGCATGGAAGTAGCGTTGTTCACGCTAGCAAACGATCAGAAAACAGCTTTAAAACTGGCAGCGAAGCGTTTGCAAAACGTGGGCTT